TTACAGCCAGGAGGCATAATTGTGATAGTAATGACCAGATGGAGCACCAAAGATCTGGTAGGCAATGTGTTAAAAAAACAATCAGACGAGTATGCGGACCAATGGGAAGTTGTTGAGTTTCCAGCAATTATGCCAGAATCAGAAAAACCATTATGGCCAGAGTTTTGGAAGAAAGAAGAATTACTTAGCGTAAAAGCATCTTTACCTATATCTAAGTGGAACGCACAGTGGATGCAAAATCCTACAGCTGAGGAAGGATCTATAGTAAAAAGGGAATGGTGGAATAGGTGGGAAGATGAAGATGTGCCACCTTATTCTTATGTAATACAGAGTTACGATACCGCTTTTTCTAAAAAAGAAAGCGCTGACTACTCGGCAATAACAACCTGGGCAATATTTAACCGGGGCGATGAAACTGCGGACGAAATCATATTATTAGATGCAAAAAGAGTTAGATGTGACTTTCCAGAATTAAAAAAAATGGCATTAGAAGAGTATAGATATTGGGAGCCAGATTGTGTGCTAATAGAGGCCAAAGCATCTGGAACACCATTAACACAAGAGCTGAGAAGAATGGGAATACCTGTAACAGCTTACTCTCCAAGCAGAGGTCAAGACAAGATAGCCAGGATGAATAGTGTAGCTCCAATATTTGAATCAGGAATGGTCTGGGCCCCAGAAGACGAGTTTGCAGATGAAGTAATTGAAGAAATGGCGTCGTTCCCGTTCGGCGATTATGACGACTTTTGCGATAGTGCTACAATGGCTTTGATGCGTTTTAGGCAAGGTGGTTTTATATCCTTGCGCGAAGATTATGAAGACGAGGTGAAATTATTAAAAACGAACAGGACAGTATATTATTAAGAATATATTTAACTAGGTTTGTTTTCGATGGTAGAGAATATGCCGGACCAGACATTCATGCGGAGAACATGGAGGACGCTGAATTGATAGCTGAGTATAGTGGTTTAATAGTAGACGGAGAGTTGACAGACATAGTGGATTTGGATTTAGATACCATACCAAGGGTGTTACACTAAAATAATATGGCAATAGAAAAACAATTAGGAACAGAAGATAGTCAAGTAAGATCCATGGGATCTGCTGTAGAAATACAACCAGATACCAGTAGAGAAGATCAAATTAGAGAAGCGGCCGAAATACTGGTTGCCAATGAAGAAGTTTTAATTGACGACGAAATAGCCATAGACGAACCTCAGATTGGTTTCAATGCCAATCTAGCAGAGGCTTTGCCAGACGATATATTAGGCAGCATAGCCAATGACTTACTTAGCTCTATAAAAGGAGACAAGCAATCCAGGAGTGAATGGGAAAAAACATATACAGATGGATTGAAATATCTGGGTATGAAGTTTGACGAAGGCAGATCCCAACCATTTGAAGGGAGCTCAGGTGTAATACACCCGATCCTAGCAGAATCCGTTACTGCTTTCCAGGCTCAGGCTTATAAAGAAATGTTGCCGGCTAAAGGCCCAGTAAAAACAGAAATTATCGGTGCCAGGACCATAGAAACAGAAAATCAGGCAGAAAGAGTACAAGAGTTTATGAACTATTACATTATGAATGTAATGGAAGAATATGATCCAGAGCTAGATCAAATGTTATTTTATTTACCCCTAGCCGGATCTGCATTTAAAAAGGTCTACTTTGATTTTGTCCTAAATAGGGCCATGTCTAAATTTATACCTCCAGAAGATCTTATTGTTCCTTATGAGGCAGCAGATATAAGCTCTGCCGAAAGAATTACACATGTTATCAACATGTCTTCTAATGAAATCAAGAAACAACAACTTACTGGTTTTTATGCAAACGTAGATATTGGATCTGACGGGTATGCAGATGATATGTCTGAAATCGAAGAGGCCATAGACGAAATACAAGGTATATCGCCGTCATACAAAGAAAATAGAAACAGAACAGTTTATGAAGTACATACAGTGCTTGATATAGAGGGTTACGAAGACAGAGACGCAGAGGGCAACACTACAGGATTGAAACTACCTTACATCGTTACCATAGAAGAATCCTCACAGGCAGTCCTTAGCATTAGAAGAAATTACTTAGAAAACGACCTTCTTAAAAACAAGATTAATTATTTCGTTCAGTACAAATTTATGCCAGGACTTGGATTCTATGGCTTAGGGTTATCACACATGATTGGTGGCCTGTCCAAAGCATCTACTTCAATACTTAGACAACTTATAGACGCTGGAACGCTTGCGAATCTACCAGCTGGTTTTAAAGCAAGAGGTATGAGGATTAGAGACGAGGACGAACCATTACAACCTGGAGAGTTTAGGGACATTGACACAACAGGTGGATCCTTGAAAGAAAACTTAATACCTTTACCTGTAAAAGAACCAAGTAATGTTTTGATGCAGCTACTAGGCTTATTGATAGACTCTGGTAAAAGATTTGCAGCTGTGGCTGATATGAACATTGGTGATGTCAACCAGGCAATGCCAGTAGGCACTACTGTAGCTTTACTAGAAAGAGGCACGAAGGTTATGAGTGCCATACATAAAAGGCTACATTATTCACAGAAACTAGAGTTTGGTTTATTGGCCAAAGTGTTTGGTGAATCTTTACCTCCCGTCTACAACTTCCAGGTAGGATCTGGACAGAATCAAATCAAACAACAAGACTTTGACGATAGGGTAGACATTGTACCGGTATCAGATCCAAACATATTTTCACAAAGTCAAAGGGTTACTTTAGCGCAAGAACTGTTGCAGATGGTACAGTCTAATCCACAAGTACATGGTCCTTTGGGAATATACGAGGCATATAGAAGAATGTATGCAGCTTTGGGAGTAGATAATGTTGATTCACTATTGTCACCACCTCCAGACATGACACCAAGGCCAGTTGACGCTGGATTAGAAAATGCAAGTTTATTGATGGGCCAACCAGCTCAAGCCTTTCCAGAACAGAATCACCAGGCTCATATAGATACACATAGAAGTCTTTTTTTTACAGATCTAGTAAAAGACAGTCCACAAGTGCAAGCATTAATAATAAGTCACTGCATGCAGCATTTACAATTCTTGGCATCACAACTTGCCCAGGAGCAAATGCCAGATGAAATGAAACAAAGAATCGCAGAGATACAAGCGCAGATGCAACAAGTATCACCAGAAGAAGCTCAGATGATTGGTCAACAAATACAAATGATAAATGAGCAGTACAGCTCTAGTATTATGGCCCAGCTGGCCAATGAATTTTTACAATCTATTGGCATGAACAGCGGTGGCGATCCTCTGGTTGATATAAGAAAACGTGAGCTAGATCTAAAAGATAAGGAGCTTGATATAGAATCACAACAGTTTGAAAGTAAGCAAAATCAAAGATCTCAAGAGAAATCATTAGATGCAGAGTTGCAACTTGAGCGTATGAATGTGCAAAAACAAATAGCAGATGATAAACTTGAGGTAGCGATAGACAGATTAAAAACAAATACAGATCTCAAATTGCTTGAATTAGAAAATAAAATTAAGGGGATATTATGACAACTTCTTACAAAATAGATGCTATCAAAGAGCTAAAAGCACAAAAGAAATTAGCTCGTGCACAAGAAGCAGCAGATCTAAAAAAGGCCAGAGAAGACGCAGATAAAAGGGACCAAGAAAACCAAGCTCGTATAGCCAAGAAAATGGCTAGAATAGAAGCTGGTTTACCAGTAGAGGATCCTGTTGAAGAAAAGCCTGTAGAGAAAAAAGAAACAGTTAAAAAGACTGCTACTAAGAAAGCATCAAAACCGGTAGCTGAAAAAAAAGCACCAGCAAAGAAAAAAGGAAGACCTAAAAAGTCTAAATAATGGACGATTTAACAGTCTTAGATTTTATAAAAAAAAGACTTTCTGATCGAAAAAATCAGATAGAAGAGACACTTATGTCTGGTAGCCTAAAAGATATGGAACATTATAAATATTTGCAAGGCGAGCTAAGTGTCATATACTATTTGGAAGACGAAATAAGTGACTTAGGAAAAAAACTATAATGTCAGAAGCAATACAACAAGATACGAGTATAGAAAAGGTAGCAGAGGCGTATATCGATCCGGAAGAAAGAGTCCTAGATCCCGAAAAATTAGATGCTTCCATATTAGAGCGTATGCCACAACCCACCGGTTGGCGTATGTTGGTTTTACCTTATTCGGGTAAAACAAAAACAAAAGGTGGGATCCTACTAGCAAATGAAACAGTTAGTCGTGAGGCGTTGGCTACAGTCGTAGCGTATGTGGTCAAACAAGGACCGCAATGCTACAAAGACAAAGCCAGATTTGGAGATAAACCTTGGTGTGAAGAAAAACAATGGGTTTTAATAGGGCGCTACTCTGGCTCTAGGTTTAAACTTGAGGATGGTGCAGAGGTACGAATCATCAACGATGATGAAGTAATAGCCACAATTCTTGATCCAGATGATATAGTGAGCTTATGACAGTAGAAAATGACGTAAATGTAGCGCAACCAGAGGTTGACGATATAGAGGTAGAGGTTACTGAAAATAATAGTCAGGTCGAAGATAGATCGGCTTCCGGTGACGACGAATTAGAGAACTACACAAAGAGTGTCTCTAAGCGTATTAATAAATTAAATGCGAGAAATCGTGAAACAGAAGAAAGAGCAGCACAATTAGAAGCTGCTTTACGACAAAGAGAGCAAGAGGTTCATGCTTATTATCAACAAGCAGCCAACGCTCAACAGACTTTACTAGCAAAAGAAGAAGAGACTGTTGAGATAAAAGAACGAGAAGCTAACGAGCTATACAAAAAAGCTCATGCTTCCGGGGATGCTGATTTAATGTCAAAAGCAGATACCTTGAAAAGTGAACTTTCCTTACAAAAAGAAAAAGTAAGGATAGCTAAACAAAGACAAGAGCAAGCTGTAACCAATACTCAACAGGTTCAGCCTCAACAACAATACGTTGAGCAAACACAACAAACAGCACAACCATCGCAAAAAGCCTTAAATTGGCTAGAAAGTAATCCTTGGTTTGAAGATAATGCCGAGGCTAATACTTACGCTGGTATGGTGCACAATACGTTGGCTGGTGAAGGTTATGATACTGAATCAGATGAATATTACGAAGAGTTGAGCAATAGAATTTATAAAGTTTATCCGGATCTTAGATCCGATAATTCCGGACAAAGAGAGGACAGGCCCGCTGTGCAAAGAGTCGCCTCTGCTTCCGTAGGAAGTCGGCAAAAAACACAAGGCAAAGAGAACGGCGTACGTTTTACGAAATCCGAAGTCGAAACTCTACAAGGATTGAAACCACACGGCATGACAGATGAAGCGTGGTTGAAATCAGTCGCTAAAGAAAAACAAAAACTAGCTACAAGGGAGGCAAAATGACGGAAGAAACAAACGTAGAAGTACATTCCAGAAAATCCCGTGAGTCCGAGTCTCACGATAATAATTCTCGAAGACAACCATGGAGGCCGGTAAGAAAACTAGAGGTTCCTGAACCACCAGAAGGATATGAATATCGTTGGATAAGAGAATCCATGCTGGGCCAGGAAGATAAAGCGAATGTGGCAAGAAGACTCAGAGAAGGTTGGGAGCTCGTAAGAGGGACCGATCTACCAGCTGAGTATGCTTTCCCGATTGCTGACTCTGGTAGACATGCTGGCTATATATATAGCGAAGGACTACTGTTAGCGAAAATACCTGTCGAGACTCGTAATGAACGTAATGCTTATTATGAAGATCAAACTGCCCGTAAGAAGGAAGCACTAGATAATAATATATTTAGTGAATCCAGGAAAGACGGAAGGTATGTCAAGTATGACGCTGATAGAAGATCTAATGTTACTTTTGGGAAAAAGTAACAATCATAAATAATAGGAGTAAATCTTATGGCAAATAAAGATGCCGCTTTTGGATGTAAACCTGTTCGTATGATGGGTGGCGAACCTTATAACGGAGGACAATCTCGTTATAGGATAGCCAGTGGTGCTACTACACCAATATTCCAAGGAGATCTGTGCACACAGCTCACCGCCGGAGTAATCGGTAGACACGCTGCAACTGGAACTGTTCCGATTGTTGGAGTGTTTAACGGATGTAGATACACTGATCCCACATCAGGCGAGCAAGTTTTCTCAAACTATTATCCTGGTAGTATTGCTGCCAGTGATATTCTTGCTTTCGTGATTGACGATGCAAACGTCGTATTTGAAGTACAAGCAGACGCAGCAATGCCTGTTGCTGACTTGTTCGGAAACTTCGACATTGTAGACGGATCACCTGTAGGCAGCACACAGTCCGGAATATCTAATTTAGAGCTAGACGTAACAACAGGAGCTACAACTGCTACTCTACCTCTAAAAGCATTAGATATATCTCTGGATCCTAATAACGATGATGTAGCATCAGCAAACACTAATGTTTTATGTGTGATTCAAAACCACATTATGGGACAGAAGGGTGCTGGACTAGCATAAGGAGTTAATTAAATGGCAATTTCAAGAGCACAATTAGCTAAAGAACTAGAACCAGGATTAAATGCACTTTTCGGGATGTCCTATGATTCTTATGACCAAGAGTATGAAGATATTTTTGTAATTGAGGATTCAAATAGAGCATTTGAAGAAGAGGTATTAGTCACCGGTTTTGGCGGCGCACCTGTCAAAACAGAAGGGCAGAGTGTTGAATTTGATAACGCTAACGAAAGTTTTAGCGCAAGATACACGCACGATACAGTTGCGTTGGCTTTTGCACTAACTGAGGAAGCAGTCGAAGACAATCTCTACGATTCTTTAGGTAAAAGATATGTTAAAGCATTGGCTAAATCTATGGCTAACACCAAAGAAGTCAAAGGCGCTGACGTACTGAACAACGCTTTCTCTTCCAGTTTTACTGGCGGTGATGGTGTTTCTCTAATCAATACTGCTCACCCCCTAGCCGGTGGTGGAACAGCTGCGAATAGAGCTACAACTATGGCAGACCTTAATGAAGCCTCACTAGAGGATGCTTTAATTGATATATCTACATTTACAGACGATAGAGGTCTGACAATATCTGTGCAAGCAGACAAACTTGTGGTTCCACCACAATTAGTGTTTGTTGCTGACAGAATATTACAGTCAAACCAAAGATCTGGAACTGCTGATAATGACATCAACGCAATCAAAAACACAGGTGTTTTACCTGGTGGTTACGTTGTTAATCATTACCTATCAGATCCGGATGCTTTCTTCCTCTTAACATCTGTGAACAGCATGGGCGAAGGTCTAAAAATGTTCCAAAGATCTCCAATGGAGACTTCTATGGAGCCAGACTTTTCAACAGGCAACATTAGATATAAAGCTAGAGAAAGATACTCGTTCGGTTTCTCGGATTGGAGAGGAGTCTACGGATCTCAAGGCGCATAATTTGAAGTAGTAACACACTTTATTACTCAGTGTTACAGAAGGGCCCTTTGGGGCCCTTTTTTTTGGCCTAAATTATTTGTATATTTATAGTTGTAAATAGTTGCATATTTATGCA